CGTCCAGGGGTGCCGCCGCTTCTTCGCCATACAGGTCAGCGATGCCCTTCAATGCCTTCTTGAGTGGAGCAAGCGACGGGGAATCGGTCGGTTGGCTGACCGTCGATCCGCGTTCCGCCTGCTCGACTTTCGGCGTCGGGCTGGCCTTCTGAATGTCCGCAAGTTGCTGCGTCAATCGCTGTCTCTCGGCCACCGACTCTTTCAGCTCCTTTGCCAGAGCTTTCCGACCATCGGCGTCGAGCTTGGACAGAACCGCAGGAGACACCTTCGCGCGGGAGGACAGGAATGCATCGGCTTTCGCCAACTCCCTGTCCGGCGGCGCGCTGGACTCCTTCGATTCTTCCTTTGCACCCTCAGCGGGTAGATCCCCGGCATTGGGTTGCACCTGAGGCACCTTCCCCATCGGGGAGTGCCGCTTGAACTCTTCGGGGAACTCGCTCTCCATGATCCGACGTACCTCCTCGTCGGACTTCTTCCCCTCGAACTGGCCCCGATCGTTGCGCTTGATGCCCTCGGGCTTCGAGCCCTCCGGCGTCACGCCGCCGGCTGCAATGGCTACCTCGGCCATCGCGCGCACGGGGTCCTGAGTGATCGTCTGCGGAGCGGCCATTACTCGTGCTCCATCCGAACGGCGATGATGTTGTCCTCGCCCACGAGGAAAATGTCCGGAGCGTCGTCGTCGATGTTGATGCAGGAGTGCCGCGTGAACACCACCCGATCCCCGACCTTGCAGTTAGGGCTGATGCGGTCCTCGTTGCTCTGAGCGTTCTGGCGAAGCCGCCCCGGCCCGACCATGACGACAAGCCCCTCCCAGAGCTGCGCGGTGCTCTCCATGCTCTCCGGCATGAGGATCGGCGTCCGCCGCTCACGCTTCACCACGCGCACGAACACATGGCCCCCGACCGGCCGATAGCGGCACTTGTTCTTCACGATCTCCAAGGTTGCTCCCATTCCGTTTTCTCCTCTCACTTGTCGAATCTGAACTGGCCGCCCGTGCGCGCCTGGAACTCGAGGACATCCTTCTTGCTCGTGAACACCGGCTTGCCGTTGCGGTCGGTCTTGTGCCAGACCTTCTTCGAGCGACTCCACTCATCCGCCGATTGGAGTAGCTCCTCGCGCTTTGCCGGATCGCTCTCGGCCTTCGCCTCGGCCCGCCTGCGCGCAGCGACGTACTTGGGATCCCACACCCGGGGGAGCTGGCTCGAACCGTGCTCGTAGTTCTTGACAATGATTTCCATGGCTAGCCCTTGAGGTACACGAGCGTTGCTGTCGCGCCGGCGCCGCACTTGATCCCGACGTTGCCGCCCGTGTAGACGACCCCTGACGGGCCGAATGGATACCAGCCGATGTCTCCGGCTGCCGTGAGCGTGATCGTTAGGCCAGGGATCGCCACCCCGAGGAAGTCCACCACGTCAATCGCGACCGCCGCGCCAACGCCCACCGATATGCCCAGGATCGTTACGGCTCGTTGGCTGGCGCTTCCCGCTGCCGGGGTTAGCGTCCCGGCAATGTCTGTCTGACCGTCCGCGCCGACGCCGATGGACGTTTGCAGAACGATCGCGTTGGCCGAGGTTCTCGATTCGACGACGTACTCGCCGACTGTCGCGCCGGTACCGCTCGCGATCTGCACCTTGTCACCGACAGCGTAGGTGTATTCCGCGAATAGGCCCGTCTTGGTGAGCGTCCGCGTCGCGTTCGTCCAGGTTGCGGTGCTAATTGCCAGCGGCTTGTTGGACACAAGTTCCGACGAGGTGGCCGTCGCCGTCGCGCCACCCTGCCCGTTCGTGGGATAGCGCGTTGCGCCAGCGACACCGAGAACCCACCTCGCACCAATCGGCATAGTCATTTTCAGGTTACTCCGGCCATTCTGGCCTTCTTGCCCTGCTCCTTCTGAGGAGCCTTGTTCGCTTTCGGCTGCGGGCGCTGGACCGTGTTGTTCGGCCGCGCCATCGACTTCGGAGGCTTCGGAGCAGCCGTGTCCCCGCTCATCTTGGCCTGCGCCGCCGCTTCCTGTTGAGCCGGGAGCTGCCCTTGCATCGCAGCTGCTTGGACAGCCTCGACGCCCGACTTCGTACCCAGCTCTGGCACGTTCATCGCGTCCCCAACGTCGTCGAGCATCCCCTTCCAGTTCGCCATCGGGAACATGGCCGCGCGCTCGATGGCGGCGCCGGACAGCTCGAAGAGTTGCATCGCCCGCGCCTGCGCCACACCCTCATCGAGTCGCCGCGTGCTCGAGCCCTCGATGGAAAGCTCCAAGTCCGAGAACTCGATGTCCGATTGGACCGTGACCGTGTCCTTCTTCTGGCCCTGCGGCTCGCCGCCCCGCATCGAAGCAAGCCCGGTCGCCTGGACGAACTCCGGCGGCAGCGGGATCTCAACGTCCTCGCTGTTCCAGATGTACCAGGCCGCCGTCCGGCAAGCGTCGTTCAGCCCCTTGTTCTTGCGCTTGATGATCCACGAGGACCGCTGATTCCCCGAAGCGTCAGCAATCGCGTTCTCGGTCGCTGTCCCGACTCCGGTAACCTCGCCACGCTTCGCATCACTCATCCCGAGCGCGTTGTCGAAGTCCGATTGCAGCCCCATGATCGCGAGCCGCTGCTCGTTCGTCATGCCGCCAAGCTCGACCTCTTTGAAGTTGCGATCGAGGTTGTCCATGTTCACGAGGGCCACTTCGCCATCCCGCGTATCCAGGATCGTCTCGGACAGATGCGCGTCCTTATTCGAGCCCAAGCCGATGCGCTTGCGGTTCCGCGCCGAGTCCAACCCAGCCCGCTTGTGCGCGTTCAGCTCCCTCGATTGCCCCTCCGTCGCTGTGAGCGGGCCCAGGGGATAAGGGCTCCCGGGCACCTTGTACGCCCCCATCATCGCGTAGGGGCCCCACGAGGGGCCGAAGAAGGGGCGCGGCTTCCGGATGAACTTCGCGCCAGCGTAGGTCTTCCTGCCCGTCCATGATGTCCTCGCCGCGACGGCTACATCCGCCACCGTCCCGTTGAACTTGAAGCGGGCCTTGCCCTTGATCGCAGCCGCCTTCGCGGTCTCCCACTCAGGCACCCAAATCTGGTAGCCGACGATCTCATCCCTGGGAGGCGATTGGTCGTCGCGGTCGCGATTCAGCTTCTCGACGCCGACATCCCCGCTCATCGCTTGGAGTGCTTCGAGGTCCCAGCCCTCGTCCGGATGCTCGCGCGCGTGCTCGATCAGCTCCTCCCGGTCCCGGACCCAGGTGTGGAACGTGATCCGCGAGTCACGGAAGTTCGTACAGAGCGGGTCCAATCCGAACCGCTCAGGGTCGAGCCGATTCACCACGGGCCGGCTCCTCGGATCCTTCCCGGTCGGGTCCTGATCCGGGCTCGGCTCCATCTCCGTCAAGAGGACCCCGTAGCTGAACAGGAAGTCCATCACGGTCGCCTCATCGGCTTCCTGGAGGTCCGTGTCCGTCGCCCAGCGATCCATCGAGTGCTGCATGACCGCAGCCCACAGATCCCCGTCCGGCTTCTTGCTCTTGACCATGAATCGCGGGTTGTCCCACACGAGGATCGAGAGCATGAGCGAGACGTACTGGTAGGCCCCGTTCGCGGGGTCGTACTCTTCCTCGAGAGCCGGGCCGGCGCCCTTCCACCACGGGCCGTGGAAGCGGGCGATCATCTTAGCCTGGCCTTCCCGGTGCTTTTTGCGCTGCTGCTCGGCAGCGTCCAGCAAGGGGAACAGGCGCTCGGGGTCGCGGGGAATCATGCGATGCCCGCCCTCCACATCGGCCGGTGCCGGCGCTGCGGCTTGAACTCGTCAGCGTGCCGGTAGATCGAGCCCATTGAGCCCTGGTCGAACTTGGGCGCGGGGTCAACCTTGGGCTTGTCGCGCTTCCAGTTCTCGGCGGCGACGTAGCGGGTCTCGTCGCACATATGGTCCGGCGCGTCCGGGTCGGTGCGGTCGTCGAGTAGCTCGCCGTGCGCGTCTCTGGCGAAGGTGTACCCAGCGATCTCATCCCAGCCCTCGACAGGCTGGTTAGCCGCTTGAAGCTCCGGGTCTACCCCGAACCGCAGAGCGTCACGGATGAACCGGATGCGCGGGATCCCCGCCTGGTCCTTCTCGAGCCCCCAGCGGACGAGGTCGATGCCGGCCAGGTCTCCGCCAGCGCTGGACGCCTTCTTGTTGTCCGCCGGCTCGCACAACATGGGCAGCCCCTTGCGGGCCAGGTGGTCATTCACGAGCGCAATCGCATCCGGCCTCGAGGGGTCGCACATGATCCGCGTCAGCCCGAACTCTTTGTCCAATTCGACCACCCGCTCGGCCCACCACTCGAGCTGCTGCTTGGTCTTGTAGATGCCGGCCACGCGCACGAGGCGCTTGTCGCTGTCGCGCCCGTAGATCGAGAGCGAGCCCGGGGCCGTGAACCCCCAGTCCATCCCGCCGATGAAGTCCTTGAGCCCGAGTTGCGTCCAGTCCGGCGTGCCGTCCGCGCGCCTCGGAGCTTCGATAACGTGCGTCAGCTCATCGAAGTTGTCCCAGACCGTCCCCTCGGCCGCAGCCCACAGGCCCAGGACGTGGCGCTTGTGCTGGACGCCCGTGTACCGGGACAGGCTCGCCATGTAGGCGCGGCCCTCGTCGGTCCACTCGGAGCCGTCCCACCACTTGGGGTTGTCCTTGTGCGTCGTCACCACGCGCCGCATGAGCCCGTGGATGGCCTTCTGGTTCGCCCAATGCTTCGGCGGGCCCGGGTTCGTGAGGCACACGAAGAGCTGCCAGGGGAGCCCCGGGGTGAACTGCCGGATGGCTCCGAAGAAGCCCTGGACCTGATGCCATTGGACCTCCTCGGCCTCCTCGATGAGCACGGCGTCCAGGTTCGCGCCTTGGTGCTTTGAGGGGCGGTCGAGCCCGCAGAGGTAGAAGACGGACCCGTTCGAAAGCCGGTACTCGGTGCGGTGCGTCGCGCTCGAGTCGCCAACTACTTCCTGGCGGACGTTCGGCGGGAGCACTTCGCTCTCGAAGGTCTGGCACCACGTTGCCGCGAGGTCGGCGCGCGTCTTACGCACGACGAGGATCCGCATCCCCGCGAAGTGAGCCGCCGTGAGGTACAGGAACCGCGTGAAGTTCAGGGACTTGGCCGAGCCGCGCGGGCCTTCGATGAGAGCCTGAATGATCTTCCGCTCGCCCTTGTAGGCGCGGAGGTCGTTCAGGAACGAAAGCATCTCGCCGCGAGGGGCGAGCTTCTTCGTTTCCTGCTCGGCTAGAACCCCGACCACGCCTCTACGCCTTCCAGGTTGGCCTCGGGATCAGGCGGCTCCACGAAGATGTTGATTGACTGTGGGGCCTTGCCGTTGATGCGGTCCATGAGGTCCTTGCGAACGGGGAGGCGCACGGCCGGGTCGGCATCCTCGAGGTCCGCCACCCATTGAGCCGCGAGGCGCTTTTCGCGCTCGGCTTCGCGCAGGAGCTTCTCGACGGGATCGAGCACGGGGCGACCACGCGCATTCCCGCTCTGACCAGGCTTGAACTGGTAGGGCCTGCCTAGCTCCGCGATGTTGGGGTTAGCCAAAGCTGTTTCAGCTTTTTGGAAAGCTGTTAGTACGGCCTCTTCTTCCCGCGCTTCTTTTTCATGCCCATTACGTCCTCACGTTTGCACCATTGCTCGGCATGTGAGTAGGTTCACCACCGGGATGTCCCCCGAGCCGTTCGTGCTTGTGCAGTGAATCATGTATTCCACGCGGTAGACCTTGCCGCCCTCGGCCTCGGTCGTCGCGAATACGTCCGCGTCCTCGAGGTAGTGCGCGAAGTTGCAGCCGAGGTCGTCTTCCGTCCAGAGCGTGCCCGCATACTGGAGCGTGTCGAAGATCACCGCTGCTTTGGAGACGACGACCGGGCCGTAGACGAGCGAGTTGTCCTCGGTGTCGTAGACGTTCACATCCACGGTGTCGGTGTCCACGAGGACCAGAAGCTCGCCGTCCTTGCCGACAACCTGAGCGAGCGTCCAGCCGGGGTCCGAACCTTCCCAGAACGTGCTTCGAATGAGGATCGGGGCGGGCATTACTCACACACCCCTTGACCTTTGAGGACGCCGGGCTGGAAGGAGCTGCCGAAGTTGCAATCCGGCCCTGCGGGTAGGCCCTCATCCGGGATGGAGTAGAGCACGAGCAGATTTTCGTCCGTGTCCTGGACTTGGTGGCCGGCGACGTTCTCCGTGTAGAGGATGAAGAGGTTTTCGTCGCTGTCGCGCAGCTCGAAGTCGCTCGCTGTGAGCAGGGCAAAGAAGTTCTCATTGGTGTCCCGGACTTCGCTCATGTGAGCGTGATCACCTTCACGCCGGGCTCCATCGTGTCCACGAGCGTTTTCGTGAGCGCGGCGCCGTTGGGGTGAACCAGGAAGTTGTCCTGCATGTGGTTGCCGGAAGTAACCGTGCCGCCAGCGACTCCGCCCGCGTAGCTCGTTCCATCCGTGACGGTCACGGCGGAATCATGCGTAGTGCCTCCTGTGGATGCGTAGACGAACCGCTTGTGAGTCGAAGTCGAGCCGCTCGTGTTCCGCACCCATGAGCGGTGAGAGACGAGCTTGACGGTGTTCGTGTTCGTCGGCATCGCGTCGCACTTGACCGAGAAGCGGTCTGCGTCCGTGCCGGCGGCGGCTGCGCGCACGCCGAAGGACGTATCCGAGTCCATCTGCGCCTCGCGCATTACGTCCGAGAGCGTGGTCGAGCCAGCGCCAACCGACCAACCCGTGCCGGTGTTGTAGAAGCCGTCTCCGGCCGTGCCAGCCTTCGGGCGCAGCGTGATCTTGCGGACGTTCCCGAGGAAGTCCGAGGGAGTCCAGATGACGGAATCCCACTTCGTCCAGACCCAGTCAATATCGTAGGCGGCGCCGCCCGTGAAGGCGATCCCGGTTATGTTGTTCGAGCAGAACTGCCCGAAGGTGTCAATCGAGTTGGACACCGTCCCGCCGAGAGCGATGGACGTAAGTGCGGGGATCTGCGTCCCGTTTACCCGCGTCTCGATTCTCCCAACCGTGTTCGAGACGAAGGTACCGAACTCGACGATATACCAAGTGCCCGTGGCGAGTACGGTCGTCGGATCGGATACGCTGGCGCCGCCTCCTGGCTGCGCAGTCGTACCAATCGACCCGTCGCTGGCGCGATGGAGACTAATGTGGTCGCTGACGTTGTCTTTGTATTGGAAGAAGGACAGAATGCCGCCGACGCTTGCGAACTTGATTCGGAACCCTGTAATCCTGTGCGTGGCATTGTTTAGTCCGCCGCGTATGAGCCCAGACGGGCCGGCAAGCGTCCCGCCATCTACGTCGGAGGTCCCGATGCCTGAACTGCCGGCGGACCAGACTTTGAGCACATCTGCGGCCAGGTAGTCGCTCGCGCCGTCGCTGAAATCGCAGGCGTACGCCACTTACACCGCCTCCAGCCAGGACCGGCCGTTGCCGTGCGCGTAGGGCTTGAGGCAGGCAGCGTGGTCGGGACAGAGGGCGCGCGTGGTGCGCGATGGCTCCAGGCCCTTCTTCGCGTTGTTCCCCGTCGCGTGGATCTCGAGAATCCAGAGGTGCGATGGGACATGGGCGCAGCGTTCGCCGCGTGGCCCTACCTGCCAGGAACAGAAGGACAGGGACTCAGGGAGAGACGGCCCCGCGCCCCTTCCCGTAGGGAGCGAGGCCGCCATCGTCGCCGTGTTTCCGCCCACTTAGGGCGAGGAATACTACCTAGTGGGTATGCGGGACAGATGAGCGCGATGGGTGGTGGCGCAAGCCGCTTTCCGAAAACTACTTAGGCGCGCACAACCCGCCACGGCCGGTGGTTCTCGCCGTAGGTCACGAGCTTGGAGAGGAAGGCACCCGGCCTGGAGTTCCCACCTCCGCCCATCGTGGCGCCGATCTCTCGGAGCCGGCGCAGCTCGCCGTACACCTGCGCCATGTGCTCGTCCCTCGAGACCAGGTCTTGGTGGTCCTCCTCGGCGATGCGGGCGCGCTCGATCGCGTCCGAGGCGGAGGCCCAGAGCCGGGATGCCTCCTGAGTCTCGTGCGCTGGCACATAACGCTTCCAGGAGTCCGGGTTGGACGAGTAGCCCTGGCGTCTCACTAAGTTGGCGCTGTCAAATGGGTTAGGCATTGCGGCGAGCATTGGAGAACGGGCAGCCGGCGGGGAAGGTGTCAGCGATCCCAGCCACCGGACGCAGCTTTGCCGGCTGCCCGAGTCGATGAGTTGGAAAGAGAGGGCGCAGGAGCGGAAGCCGGGGGATCAGGCCCGGCCGAGAAAGCCTTGAAGGTCTTAGCCCCTGCGCCTTTTCGAGTTGTTAGAGAGCCTGGACCGGCCTTCGGGCGTTGTCGGGCTGGTAGGTGGAGAGTTTCAGGAGAGAGAACAGCCCCCCAGCCACGGCCCCGCGCTTCTGCCGGTCCAGGTTTACAGCGCCTCCAGGGGCTTGAGCGTGCGCCCGTAGAGGCTCCAGAGCAGAAAGGCCAAGGAGGCCAGGATCGCCAGCGTGGCGGCTCCTAGGACGAGCAGGCGGGCGCGGGACTCGGCTTGGGTGGTCATGGCTAATCACCGCTCCCCGGCATCGCTGCCAGCGCGTCCACGATCCGCTTGCCCCTGGGGTCGTCCAGCCGGACGGCCAGCCGGTACGCCTTGCCCATGTCCAGGAGGAGCGCGGCGAGCGCCTCGTTCAGGGTCTCCGTGGTCTCCAGGGGGGCGAGATCGCCGTCGTCACAGTCCAGGGCGGTGCGGTAGGCGCGCTTCGTGGCGGCGTCGATGCGGTCGTGCTGGACGGCGGACTCGGCCTTGAGGGACCCAAGGTAGCGGTGAATCTTGTCCTTCTCGTCGTGCGGCACGGATAGATGCTCCACGTACACCCCGTTCAGGTAGGCACCCATCTAGGCACCGCCTTCCTGCCCGGAGCGGAGGGCGGCGCGGGCGATCTTCTCAATGTCTTCGACGTTGAAGTAGCTGCCCGTGCCCTCGTACATAGCGAGGATCTTGCGGAATCCTGCGTCCTTCTCCTCCAGCGCGGCGGCGATGCCGGAATAGTCTCCGTCGAGAAGCTGCCAGCCAGCGGGCGCGTCGTCCTCGACGAAGCGCAGCTCGCGCTTGACAACCGCAGATCCCTCGTGGGACACGATCCACGGACCTGCATAGGTCTCCTGCTCCGTGCCCTGTCGGCTGCACTTCGGCCCGCGCGCCCGCAGCTCATCCGACAGCATCATTCCCTTGGTCTTCGTTTCCATTCTGTTCTCTCCTTTTCGGCCAGCCTTCCGGGCCGGCTCTCCATGTCTATCGGAAGGATAGGGGAGGATCTGGACCATGTCAAGCGAAAAATCCCTACCGCCCCTCCAGCATGTCCCGGTCCCGGCGCCAGGCTTCGAAGGCGTCATGGGCCAGCTTGGCCTCGGCCTGGAGGGGGCCGCCGATGTCCAGGGGGTCGATTGTGAGGGAGGAGTGGCAGCCGTGGCAGACGGCCGATCCGTTCACTTCGGGGTCGTGCTTCTCCGGCCAGCCGACGCAGCGAGCGCGACGAACCAGGTGGTGCCCTTCAAGCCGCGCCGTCCCTACGAAGCAATCGCACCGCTCGCACCGGCCCGCAGCGCGGAACAACACCGCCTCACGGAAGGCGACGACAGCGGCCTTCTCCCTCTTCGCTACCGCGCCGGACTTGCGGAGAGGCGTGCGCGCCTTGAGTTCGCGCAAGCGCCGCCGCTCGCGCCCCTGGACCCCGGACACGGCGAGCGCGCGCACCACATCGCTGAACGTCTTGGCGCCGTCGATCATCGCCAGCGGGCGCATCCGCATGACGCGCGCCAGCGCAGCCTTCCCCTTGGGCGCTCCGCGCTTCATGGGGGAGCGGCGGGGCTTCAATTCGGTGCGCTTCACGATGAGACCCAGGGCAACTCTTCGCGACGCGACATCACCACAAGGACGGTTCCGCCTGGATTGTGCGGAGAATGAGCCCCTATGTAGAGCTTCAATCCGTGCGCCTTCGCGGCGGCGACAATCGCATCGGCCTGCGCGCTGTCGATATCATATGGCTCCGCAGTGAATACGATCGCCTCGCGACCAGACGACCACACCTTGGAATGGTCCTCCCACGGGGCCGAGGTCCACCCGCGCGATGGGATGAACATGCTGAAATTAGCCTGTTTCACGCGAGTCAGGTGTAGGCGCTTCACATAGTTGTTCTCGAACCAGCCCTTCGCGCCATCCGCCCTCTCCCCCGACGACCTCGGCCACGCTTCATCTACCAGCCTCTTCATCGCTTGCTCCTCTCAATCGCCGCGAGCACCCGCTCCGGCAGCCCCGCCCCATTCGGCGTCCGCTTCACCCGCGCCCGCTTCTTCTCCGGCAGCTTGAACAGCTCCGCTACGTCCGAGCGGAGGCCCAGAGCGGCTTCGATCCAGGCGAGGGCCTTGCCGCTTTTCACATGGGATGGATCCAGGCGGATGACGCGCCAGCCGAGCGCCGCCGCTGCGCTTTGCTTCTCGGCGTCCTGGCGCATCCCTCGAGAAGTTCCGTGCCGGCCAGCGCCGCCGCCTCCGTCTACTTCGACGAGCACGCCGCTTTCCACGCGCTGCCATTCGATCTCGGTCCAGTCCTGATTGCGCACAATCACCCGGTCCCCGATACGCACATTGGCGCACCACACGAACAGATCCGCCCTCCACTTCCTCGTAGCGCAGAACTTGTGCTCGCGCTCGAAGTAGAGCCCTCGCGCCTCGAGCTGCGTCGCTAGATCGGCCTCGGCGTTGTAGCGGGTCATCCGAGCATCTCCGCTGCCGCAGCCCAGCTCGCGTACTGGGAAATGTCGGCCGTCTTTTGCTGGATCCATGCGAGCCGCTGCGCGATCGTCGCGTGCGGTACGTCCACGGAAAGCCCGGCCTCGAGGAACCATTGCGCCGCGACGCGGTCGCCACGGTCTAGCTCGGACAGAGCCGCGAGCCCGAGGACGCACAGGATGTGCTCGGACATTCGCTCAGGGCCATGATCGCCCGCCGTGATCGGGTCAATCTCCGTGTGGTCCGCGCGTTCCCGGTAGACCCACTTCGCATCCTTGCAGTCTGGATTCAGAAGCGTCTTCGTCGCGCACAACCGCACCGAGGCGAGCGCGCGATCCATGAGGATCGGATCTCCAAGCATCCGGCACGCGCGCACCACGGCCGCCTTGTCGATCCACTCGTGGAACATCTGCGCCCCTTGGACTCCGGCAGGGATGTAGGGGGTGTGGTACTCCCGGAATCCGATCCCGCAGGAATCCACGGCGTTCAGCTCATTGGCGACCATTCCAGTAGAGAATGTCCGCTCGCCCGAGTTCAACCCGAGGTCCAGCGTCCAGCCGAAGTGCCGGAGCATCCGCGCGCTGCCGTGCTTTGGATTGGTCGCTAGCGTGTACGAGTCGCGCGTAAGCGATTGGTAGCCGATCCAGGAGACGGAGCCTTGAGGGGAAGAGGGGCTAAGCGTCTTGCCGTCGAATCCCTTGCTCCATCCGGCTTGCATCTGCGCCGAGAGCGTAGGGAGCGCGTCCGCGCGGTCGTTGAAGATCATGGCGCGGTGATGCTGGAACAGCATCCCGATATCGTCCTGCGCCATCGGATCGCCGGCCGTGAAAGAGAGCACCTTCGCGTCATCCTCGGCGCGGATCGAGTGTTCCCCGTCCTCGCTCGCGTAGCCGTCGAGCACGGCCTGGTAGGGCGAGCTGCCCAGGTTGAACGTCGGGTAGTCGTTCTTCGCCGAGTTCAGGAACGCCGGCATGATGAGCCCGCGAGGCGTCACCACGGGACGCCCGGCCTCGCTCGAAGCCCAGTCGTGGCAAGAAAGCTGCTCGCCCGTGTCAACGTCGTTCCAGGCCAGCGGATTGCGCGCCATTGAGCACTCGTGCGCCATTGCCGAAAGCTCGATCGACTCCACCACTTGCTGCCAGCCCTGCGCGATCTCGATCTCGTAGCCGGCCGGCGCCCCGGCGGTCGGGTCGCCGTCGGGGATCCAGGGCCCTAGAGCCCCCCTGCGTAGGTCTAGCTGCGCCCAGGTCCCGGAGGGCCCGAGGCGCACGCTGCCGGGCTGGCCGCTCGCTAGGAGCGTCCTGGCCTGTTGGGCGCCCTGCCGGAAGAGGTTGCCGTAGTGGGCCTCGTTCACGGTCGGCATCCGCTCCAGCGCCGGCCCCCAAGGCTTGCCACCAGGAGGCGGGATCCGGACGGCCTTGAAGCCGAGGGCGAGGTCGCGCAGCTTCGTTACCTCCGCGACGGGCATCGTCTTCGGGACGAGGAGGAACCGGCGCTCGAGAACGCCGCGCGCCGGGAAGTAGTGCCCCCCGCCGCTAGCCACGAACGCCGCCCCTGTCGCCGCGTTGAAGAACGACCCGGCCCGCTGCTCGGGAACGATGATGAGATCCTCATCCCCGGACACCTGGAGCGAGAGCGAGTCAAAGAAGATCCGCCCGCAGAACCCCGTCCCGTTGCGCTTCATCAGGCCGTTGGACCAGCGGACGGCCAGCTCCCATCCGCCCCCGTTCCATCGCCTTGAGTAGACATGGATCCCGAGGGAGTGGCGGGTCGCGTCGCGCAGGGCCGCGAAGGACTTGCGCCAGCGACCTACTGAGGACTGGGGCAGCGTGATCGTCGCCGACTGTGAAGGCACGGAGCCGGGAAGGTCCAGGACGGTCGTGATTGAGGCGGTCATAGACCTACCTGTACCGTCCCC